TATAGGTCTTAAAATTGCACCAGATCCACCACCACCAGTTAATGTGATTGACAATACTTTTTCAATATCAAAATTTTGTTGATCAACTAAAACTTCTTTTAGAGATCCAGATATGACAGGTTGAACAAGTGCAGTAGTTCCTGAACCCACTGGAGGGATCACTATTTTTGGTAAATTAATAACATCAAAATTTGAACCACCATTTAACAGTTTAACACTTGATAACGGGCCACTAAAAATTTTATCATCAGATTTATAGTTTATTATCTCAACACCATTAACTAAAATTCCAGTTGCACCGGGATTTGTTTTAGTGGATTTACCAGATTTGATGTTTGGTTCAACAGGAAACTTTTTAAGTATTTTTTGTACACCAATTTGCTCATTTTTATGTCTTAACAATACAAAAGTTTGTTTTCCACTACCATCTGGTAATGCTGTAAATTCTAAATTATCATCAATAACGATAAATGATCTTGATGAATATAATTTAATTTGTTTTTTATCTGATAAAACTTTTACATAATAAACATCTTCAGTTAACTCAGTTATACGAGTTGTTTCAGGTTTGTAAAATACTGCGTCACCTGTAATAAATGGAACATCAGATGGGAATGATATAATTGAGTATTTTTGAGTTATATTACTAAATCCTTGCAATCTAGTACCATTTGCTTGAGAAATAGTGCTTTTATCAACAGTTTCTGTAATATCATATGCTGGCATTGATGAAGATGCCACATAAAAATCTGTATCGTTTAAATTATATGTATTTTGAACATTAGAAGTAATTACATCATTACCAAATTGTAATTCTGATGTGCTACTTGTTGCTAATTTTAATTTTCTTCTTAAAAAATAACTTATTCCAGTGGTTGGTGTAAATCCACCAATACCGTTTAAAAATAATTGATTAGATGTAGATGTTACGGTGATGGTTTGAATTGTAGCGTTATCAACATCTACTATATTTGTACCTTTTCTAATTATCTGAACAATATCTCCTTCCTTAAGATTAGATTTATCAAAATCTGATTTAAGAGTAAATGTTGATCCACTTATTGTATCAATATCAAAAGAACATGATGTATTGTATATCCATGAATTAAACCATACTTCTTTTTTAGTTTTACCACTTACAGGATTTGGTACAACTTCACCAACATTTTTTACAGCTATTCTTTCTCCTTCAGAAGTAACACTTGATCCCTGCGTTGGTAATAATTCAAAATCTGATAATACACCAGTAATTCTTAATTCAACTTTTTTAGTTAAATCACCATCTTCATATCCAAACACATTTTCATCAGATCTCAAATCGTCAGTTGTAGATATTGCTGTAGAAACACCTGTGCAATTTAAAAATTGATTGATTGTTCTATCGGTATATGTAATTGTATTAATACCTGATATGACTGTACCAGTTGTTCCAAATCCAACTGTAGAATCGACTGTAATCACTGAAGATCCAACAGATACATTACCTATAACTTTTGTTTTTCCGGGAATTGTAAATGTACCCTGAATACCAGTTCTATCGTTAAATCCTACAAATAAACCAATTTTATAATATGTTTTTCTATTACGAGTAACTATCTCAACTTCAGATATAGATGCCTTTGTCTCAGGATCAGTAGATTTAGTGATTGTTTGACCTATTAACTTATTTGGATCTCCACTTATAACCTCAGCTAATATAACTTCTCTGCGAATATATTCTGCCGAAGATGGTTTTACTAAAAACTCCTCTAAATCAACGACCTTTGGAGTTACTCCAAATAGAACATTAAATAAAATTCTAAATGATTCTGCAGTTCCTTTTGATTGATATAAAGATTTTGATTCTTTGATGAAATTACTTACATCTAAGTTGGATACAAAAGATGAATCCTCAAGGCCGGGTGTTAATGATGATTTTAATTTTTTGTAAAATTCCTGTAAAAATAAGACACTTAAATTATTAACACTTACACCTGTAGTGTGAATACCTGCGGTGCTTGTTGCAAAAACTAGTTCTCCCGGATTATTAGAATCTCTATATGAAGTAATACCACTAAAACCTCTTACACAACCTGTAAAAGTATTAGTTGTAATTCCTGTATATGTAATTATCTCTTCATCTACTTTTAGTAGACCATATTCGTTCGGAAATCCCTTTGTAGTAGATACTGTGATTGTATCTGATGTTGAAGTAATACCAGATGTTAATGTGGTTACACCTACAACAACCTCTGGAGTCAAATTATCTAATTTAATGTATTGATCTAAATTATCACCAATATCTACTACACCACCTCTGTGTTCTTGAGAGATGTAGTACTGTTTAAGAAAATCAACTGTTTTAGGACTCTCTGAGAGAATAAACTCAGGGAGTTGACTTTCTATTATTTGCTGTACTTGTATTCGCTTTTCAATACCAGTTCCGATCATATTATGTCCTTGTTAGTTCTCCATTTGCATAAGATGATGTAACTTTATATCCAACACCAGAAATTTGTTCACCAGAAGTTATCGTATCTTTAACCATATTTATAGTGCTATTCGGGATGTTAAATTCCAGATATAGGTCTTGTAATCCAATAACATCATTTGATTCTGGGAATGCTTGTACTTCAACAATATTATTAGGTTTATCTGTTGATACTATATTAATAGTCGTTAAATTTACTTCACCGTGAACATAATCTACAGTTCCTGCTGATTTAACCACAACAATATTAGTATTAGTAGCCTCATCTTTCTTAACTATGGATATAACACCTGTAAGTTTATCTGCGTTTGGTGTATCAGTAATAAAAACAGTTTCAGATTCACCTTGAATCCTGAATCCTGTGCTTTTTATATTCAATCCTTCCGGTTTTACATTAAATTCATTTCCAAAACATAGTTCATACTGAGCAAACTGATTAATTAATGCATTTAAGTTTCTTCTTATTTTTACACGAGTTATATTAGAAGTTATTGAATTATCAATATTATCAATTACATTCAATACCTTACTATACTTAAATCTTCCACCAAATTTATTGAGGTCTGCTGACTTAGCATATGTAGTAAGAGATGATGATATTTTTGATTGAAGATCATTTACATTTGCAACTTGTGATGAGTTGTAGTAAACAAATGAATCCACTTCAACATAAAGAACTTGAAGATCAACGAGTTTTTGATTGATTCCAGTAAGTGAATAACTTTTTAGTTTTTGTAAAATATTACCTTTATCAAAATCAGATACAAATTCACCATTTTTTGGTTTTATTGTAATGAAAACTGTTCCAAATTCTGGAGGTGTCAATTCCTCACCACCAACCACTGATACACTTTCAGTATTAGGATAAATTGACTGTATTATAGTCTCATAATCCCTAGCCGTAACCGCCCTATATTGAGCGGAATATAATCTAGGTGCAAAGTATTTAATTGAGTCTAATGTCTCTATATCACCGCCATTTGAGGCAGCAGAGACGGTTGTAATAGTTGGAACAACTGTTGGAACAACAATATTTCCCAATGAGTCTTGTAGACTACCTGCGTATGAAAATATTGATGGGCCATTACCTTCAATTCCACCAGTCACAACATACTGAACAGTAATTACTGCTCCATTTTCAAGTTTTTTACCAAAAATGCCATCACCAAATAAAAGTTCATATCTTTCATCTTGAATTTCCTGAATTAGATATGTCTCTGACGCAGAAGTAACATTTATAATATTATCTACTAACTTATATTGTTTCCCAAGACCGGGATCTGCAGAACCTTTTACATAAACTACTATGGAGGAGGAATCAATTGATCCATTATCTAAAATAAATCTTTGCTCTAATGATCCATCTACTATAAATTGGTTTGTAAGAAAAGTACCTTCTAAAACATCTACAGGATTTTCCGATGTTCCAAATTGAGCGATACCATTGTTCACTACTGTTGTGATACTTTCAGATATCGAAAAAACAAAAGTGGTATCATCCTCTGCTCCAGTACAAACTAATCCCGGTTGCAAAGTAAGGGTTGGAGTAGATGAATTTGTTTGTACTTGAAATAAAATTGATGCTCTTGCTGCAGTTTTTGATCTTGGTACATATCCGATATTTCTGGCTAATGAAACTACATTTTCACGAAGTGTTGCGGAGTCTAAGAATGATTCATTAACGACTAAATTTGAGTTAAATGCTGAAATATATGTATTATATGCGAGTGTGTCGATTAAAACTGAAAAGTTTGATCCTTCAAAGTCAAAATCCGTAAAATTTGAGTTTGCTCTTAGGTAATCTTTAATTTGTGTCCTGATTTGATCAAAATCAAGATTGGAAAATTTTGCAAAAGGCATTATCTTGCTGCTTGTAATATGAATGAGAAGTCTTGAGTTGGAAACTCTTGACCTATAATATCAAATAATACATTTACCTCAAACTCATTTTGATCTGGTCTAGGTATAACATTCACTTGTAAATTATCAACTCTAGGTTCAAAGTTTTCAATAGTTGTGATAATTTCCCTTTCTATAACGGATGCTGTACCAAAATCTACAAACCCAAAGAGACTATCACGAACTTGAGAACCTAAAATGGAGTTAAAAAACCTTTCTGTCGGTATTGTTTGCACTAAATTACGCACAGACCTCTTAATTGCGTTTTCATTTCGCAATGTAGTGATGTCTTTTGTAACTGGATGTGGTTTAAATGACAAATTTATGTCTTTAAACGCTCTAGATATGCGAGTTACCGCCATTTATAGTCTTTTTTTATTATTTATACCTATCTTGCGAAGTCTTTCATTATATAGTCATCAGTATCGAAATATTCAAGCACCCACCATGCTACACATCGTGGATTTTTTGCTCCACAAGTAAAAATATCAAAGGCAACACACCCTTTTTCAGGCCATGTATGACAAGAAAGATGACTTTCACCTAAAGTTAAGGTACAAGTCACTCCATATGGGTCAAATTGATGTGTATATGCATTAAGAACCTTTACACCTTCAATTTTACAAGCATCAATGCATACTTGTTCAATCTTTTTTGCATCATTTAACTTGTCAAAAGGAACATTATACACTTCAACGAGTAAATGAGTGCCCATATGGGCATTTTTCACAGTTTTCATCCGAATGTATGTATGTTATAGGATTTGCGGACAGGTGGATAGAGTATTTTTTTAGGTTTTTTGGTTACTGCTCTGTAAATTTTGAATAATTTTTGTGTTTTCATGGATTTTTGGATATTCGCTTATTAAAATTTTGCCACTTTTGACAAATTCTTGACTTTTATCAACTTTTACGACCATTTGTACCTCTTTTTAAATATATTTATCCTAATTCTGGGTCATTTTTGCGTTCTTTCGCAGTTTTCCAGAAATAATTCTCTTCAGAACCTAATCCATCACGGTCATGGCCGTTTTCTACCTGATAATACACTGTTGAAACCTTAAAATCAGGATTCTTAGGTGTCTCAGGAGTGATACTATTGTCATAAATCCTCATTCTGTTGTTTGGA